GACGATGCCGCCGGCGAGCGAGACGATCTCGTAGTGGGTGCCCTCGACCAGCGTGACCGGGCTGGCATTGCCGTCGGTCAGCACCAGGCTGGAGACGAAGCGCTGGTCCAGTTGCACCTCGTCGCCGGCCACCAGCCCGCTCGGCAACTCCTCGGCCGATACCGTGCCGGAGGCGATGGCGACCGGGGTGGAGTGCAGGGCCAAGGCCAGGTTCTCGAGCAGAAACTCGTCGAGGGTGATGTTCAGGGTGCCGCTCTTGCCGGTGATCAGCGAGCCGTAGAGGCCGCGCGATCCGCCGAACGATTCGTTCTTGTCGGACTTGTTGGCGGAAATCGCCAGGCTGGCGGCCGAGGCGTTGCCAAGCCAGGTGCGCTTGCCGGGCTTGCCGGTGGTGGCGTTGCGGACGGCACTGAAGAAGCTGCCCTGCAGGGAATAGAGTTCGCTCATGGGGTTCTCCGGGTCAGAGGCCAGTGATGAAGGTGTGCAGGTGTAACGAGATGACTACCGTTCCCTTGGGGACTTCGTGGTCGGCCAGGAACTGCTGCATTTCCTTGAAGGTGACGCTGTGCAGTCCCGGCTGGCCCCAGGAGGTGGGAGTGCTTTTCGGCGTGACCAGGCAGCGCAGCAGGTCGCAATAGACGTTATTCAGCGCTTCGAGACCGCCGGCAGGATCGGCGGCGCCGACCACCTTGCGGCCGAGGCCGACCAGCCAGCTAGGCCCGCGCTGGTTCGGCGCGGGACACTCGTCCGGCTGGACGACGATCAGCGGGTACTCGACCTCATCGGCTTCGAGCAGCGCGCCGAGGTAGCCGGCATGCACGCGATTGCCGATGTCGGTCAGGTAGCCGTTTTCCGGCGTGATGGTGCGCAGGCGGTCGAGCAGGGCCTGATCGGCCAGATTCAGCGGGTTCACAACTTGGTCCTCTTGAGCTGGCGGACGATTTCTTCGCGCAGGATGCGCTGGCCTGCCGCCTGGTAGTCGGGGAGCTTGCTGTTGAGGATCTGCGAGGGCGACGGGCCGTAGAGCGCCTGGATCTTCGTGCGCGACAGGTCGCCGCCATCGGCGGCCATGCCGAGGCGCTCGGCCTTGGAGCGCTTGCCGGTGCGAATGAAGATCAGGCCATTGGTCGATCCGGAGCCCGCCGATTCGACGATGAACGCGCCCGGGAGAATGCGAGTCCTGCCGGAGACGTTGACCTGTACACCGGCACGACGGCGCTTGCCCTTCTTCTGCTTCCGGTACAACTGCCGGTGCGGAAAATGGCTCAGCACCAGCCCCTTGCGCCGCGCCCAGATGCGCACCTGGCCACTCCAGCTCGCCGCCCGGGTCAGGATCACCCGCTCGCGCAGGGTGTTGCGCTTGATGTTCACCGCTGCCCCCATCTCCCGGAGGATCTGGGCACGCAGGGTTTCGCCGGTGTCGTTGGTGGCCATGAGCACGGCGCGCTTGGCCTTCTCGTCGACGGCTTCCAGGCGCTTCAGCGCTTCCCGACCGCCCCTGAATCCGACCCGGACGCTCATGCCGGCCGCACTGCGGCGGTGACGATCACGCCGTCGTTGCGCACTGGCACGGTGACCAGCCAGCTTTTGCCGTCCAGGGTGAACATCCCGTCGCGGCGGACCTTGGGCAGTTGCTCGGCCCGGACGCTGATCTGCACCTGGTCGACCAGCAGCACACCGTCCTCGCCGACGCGCTCGACGTCGCGGGCCAGCACCAACTCCAGGCCATCGAGCAATCCGCTGCTCATGTCCTGGTAGCTGCCCAGCGAGTCCTCCCGATGCCGCCGAAAGATGTCGCGGGCGGCACGCGCCTTGAGCTGCTGGCGGTTCATCAGGCAGTCAGCTTGATGATCGCCCGCGGGCGGGTGCAGATGCTCAGCGGGTTGGACTGCGCCTCCAGGTCGATGCCCTTGTTGTGTGGCAATGGCTCCTGGCTGGCATAGAACGCCTGGCCCATGGTGTTGACGGTGTCCATGTAGTCCGCCGGGGCGTACTTGGTGACCAGCAGGCCGTCGATGCCGCGCGGGATCAGGTAGGCGTCGTTGCTGCCGATGAACTCCACACCGCCCACCTTGCCGTAGAACTCCTGCCACTCGACGCCGCCGAACTGGAAGCCCATCGGGCGCATGTCGGTGCGCAGGAACTGGCCGTCCTGGAAGCGATCCCAAGCGTCGGTGGTGGATTTGTGGCCGGTGAAGGCATCCCAGAAACCACGCCCGCACACCGCCAGCCAGCCGGTAATGAGGCCACTGTCGGCGATGGTGTCCTCGGCCTTGCGCTTGGCCTCGACGATCTTGCCGAGCACCTTGGTGGCGTCGCTGCCCAGCGCCATGGACTGGCTTTGCTGCTCGATGCCGAACTGTCGGTGCAGGTCGAGCAGCAGGCGCTGGCCGTCTGCATCGTAGATCTTGCCGGTGATCGCGCCGGCCCGCTGGAAGCGGATGGTGGCCTCCAGCTTGTTGCGCATCTTCATCAGGCGCTTGCCGACCAGCTCCATGACGGTTTCCAGCTCGGTCTCGGAGCCGAAGGCACGGACGCCCTGCACCTCATCGGCACGGATGGTCGAGCGGGTCGGCAGGTGCAGGGTCTTAAACGGGATGGTGTCGCGCTGCGTACCGGTGGTGACGTCGGCGGGTGCGCCACGCTCGCCGGCCGGTACCAGGGCGAGGCTGTCATTCTCGCGCTCGATGAACACGGAGGTAGTGTTGACGCCCTCCACTTCGAATAGGGAATCCAGCAGCGTCGGTACGCGCTGCCCTTCCGGTCGGGTGTTGATGGCGTCGGTCAGGCTGATCGCGGTGAAGGCGTCGCCGTTGAAAATATCGAGAGTCGCCATGTCGTTCTCCGGAAACGAAGAAACCGCCACGGGGGCGGTTTCGAAAGTGAATTTTTGGGGGGTTAGCGAACGACGATGCCCAGGGCGAGCAGGTCGGCCTGGCCGTTGGCGTCGAGGCCGGTCAGCTTCGCGCCCACGACCTCGGCGTCGCGCACGATGACGGCGGCCTGGGCGTCGGCCTCGGTGGCATCGACTGCGGCATACAGGATGCCGGTGGCGGCGCGCCGGCCGTCGTTGGTGCCGTCGTCGTCGTAGGCGACCCATTCGCCGAGGCCGGCATTGACGGCGATGGTGAAGGCGTCGCCAACGATGAAATCGGTGCTGCCGTCGGCCAGGGTGAAGGTCAGCCCGCCCGCGCTGAACTGCACGCCGACCTCGCCGGCGCCGACTGCATCGCCGTTCGGGTCGACCACGCTGAACTCGCCGCCGTTGGCCGCCGCGGCGGTGATGGTCAGGACATAAGTGCCGGTGATGGCATCGTTGCCGACCGTTACGGTGCCGAGCGTGCCGTTTCCAGTGTTGCCGCCGGCGGCACTCGGGGTGGCGGCATTGGCGGCGGTGATCTTGGCCAGCAGGGTGCCGGCCGCCAGCTTGCCGGCCATGGCGTTGACGGTGATCTGCTCGCGGGAGCGCTGGCCGTTGGCCTCGGAGAGCAGGAATTCTGCCGTGCGGGCGCCTTGGGTGAGGATGGTCATGGGTTAGGCTCCGATTTTCTTCATGGTGCGGCGCCAAGCGTCCGCAGTGCTGTGGGTGCCGCCGACCGCCGACTGGCGGTTGCTCAGGTGCGGTCCGCGCTGCAGGCGGCTGGCCAACTCGCTGCGGACCACCTCGACGCCGGTGCCGGCCGTGATGTAGTCGGCGGCCAGCTGCGCCATGCCGGCGGCGGTGCAGAGGTTGCGGATCTCCTGGGCGTGCTCGACGGCCGCCTCGAGCTGCGAGGTGCTCCAGCGCTCCTTGAGGGCGGTGGCGGTGAGCGCGGCAAGCCCGTGCGTCGCGCACCGCTCGGCAAGGACAACAGGGTCCAGCGCTCCGGCCTCGGCCGACAGTTGGCCGGATTGATCGTGCATGCCTGCAAGCGCGGCGGAATCCCCCTCTTCTGGGGCTTCGGGCATCTCGATATCGTCCGGCAGCTCCTCCTCTTCCAGAGGCATGGACTCCTCTCGCAGCGGCACCTTGCGGGTATAGGCGCCGCCCTGCAGCTCGGCCATCAGCTCGCGGAAGGTGCCGAGGTGGTCGGCCAGGCCGGCGTCGATGGCGTTCTGGCCGAACAGGATGCCCGCCTCGGTGGCACGCACCGCCTCGACAGACAGGCCCCGGTACTGGGCCACGCTGCCGACGAACAGGTCGTACAGCCGATCCGACTCGCCCTGCATGAAGGTGCGGGCCTCTTCGCTCAGCGGCTCGTTGGGGTTGCCGGCGACCTTCATGGCCCCGGAGTGGACGTAGGTCCACTTGATGCCGGCCTTGGCGTTGGCCTCGGATACCTCGCGGTGGCCGATGACCACGCCGATGCTACCGGCTCCGCCGGTGCGGGTGATCCAGATCTCGGAGCAGGCTGCCGCGATGGCGTAGCCGCCGGAGTAGGCGTAGTCGTCGACCATGGCGATCAGGGTCTTGCGGCTGCGCAGCTCGGCCATGCGATCGGTCAGGTCGAACACCTGGGCCGCCTCGCCGCCGGGGGTTTCCAGGCGCAGCACGACGTGGGTGATGTTGGCATCGGCCTCGATCTCGTCGAAGGCCAGCATCAGGCCCTCGTAGCTGGTCGGCGCCACACCGCAGACCGGCTCGACGGCGCGAGCGATCAGCGGGCCGGACACGTCGAGCACGGCGACATTGCCGACCCGCTCGAGGATCTGCCGCGGCTCGCCTCCGGCGCCGGCGCCGGCCTCGACACCGCCGCGCATCCAGCCGTCGATCAGGGCGTCGGCCATGGCCGGCTCGACCAGCAGCGGGCGGTTGACCACGCGGGAATAGATTTGCGGCACGAGCGGGCCGCCCTGCCCGCGGCTGAACAGCCGGGACAGCAGGTTCGGTTTGAGCATGGAGCGCTCCGGTTGGATTATTCGTCGGTGACCTTCACGGGGTCGTGGCTGTACTGCAGGCCCATGGCCTGGGCGCGCTCGGTGTCGGCCTGGTTCTGGCGGTCGATGTCTTCGACGTCGTAGCCGCGCTCGGCAGCAGCGGCAGCGCGCGAGCTGAGCCCGCCCTTGATGAGCATCAGCTCGCCCTGGGCATCCTGGACCGGGTGCAGGTAGCGCCATGCCTGGGGTCGCCAGTCGCACGCCAGGTAGGCCTTGCGGTTGGTGGCGTAGTCGCGGGCCTTGAGCCGGCCGGCGAGCACTGCTGCGTCGATGAACGCTTCCCAGATGCGCCGGCACAGTTGCGGGATGGTGTAGAGCCACTGCGCCTGCTCGATCAGCCGGCGGTATTCGTTGAGCAGCGCGCGCAGGATGCGGTCGTTGACGTTGCGCATGTCGCCGGACAACAGCTCGTAGGGAATCCCCAGCGAGGCCGCCACGCCCATCAGCTGCTGCCGCATGAACTCCCCGTAGGCACCGCCCTGGTCGGCGTCGAACAGCTTGATCTCCTCGCCTGGCAGCAGGGCCGGGAAGGTGCCGGGCTCGATGTTGACCATCGGCGCGGCGCCGCCCTCCAGCGGCTCTCCGGTGAACGGGTCGAACTGGAAGTCGCTGTCGTCGAAGCTCTGCCGGGTGATGGCTCCGGTGTAGTTGGCCCGGGTCTTCTTGCGGGTCAGCTCGGCATCGTCGTACTCGTCGAAGTCGCGGGCCTTGATCAGCGCCTGGACGGTCTCGGCAATACCCCGCACCTGCCCGGGGCGCAGCGGAGCAAAATGGTGAATGACTTCGCTGGCCGGCACCGGGACCAGCTCCATGCCGTTCGGTGACATATCGCAGGGGTGGCGACGGTACATCCAGTACTGCGAGCGCTTGCCGTTCCCGTCGAACTCGATGCCGGCGACAATCTCGCGGTCGCCGTACTGCATGCTGTGGGTGTGCGGTACCTGCTCGGATTCGATCAGCTGGAACTGCACGGGCACCGGGGCACCGCTGTTCAGCCCCAGGTGGCGGATGCGCACGAAGACCTCGCCGGCCTCCTTGCGCGAGCGCACGGCCAGGGCCATGAGGCCGTAGGCATCGAGCGTGCCGTCGTAGTCGGCAGCGGCGCAGAACTCCTCGTCCCAGAGGCGGTTGGCCTCGGCAGCAAATGTGGCATCCGGAGCCTTGGAGCGCGGCTTGATGCCGGCGCCGACTTCGTTGCTGACCCAGTTGCGCACGCCGTTGGCGATCCAGCCGTTGTTGCGGCCGGCATCGCGCGAGCGGGCGCGGACGGTGGACATCTGGCCGACGGCCGCCCGGGTCGGCCCCGGCGATCCGGGCGCCCAGTCCTTCATACGCCGGCCCTGGCTGGCGGCATCGTAGCTGGCCTGCGGCCGGAGCGGCGCGCCGTCGAGCAGGAAGCCGCGGGATTGCAGGGTTTCGAAGTCCATCACAGCCCCCGGCGGTGGTTGAGTCGGTAGCCCCGCAGGCGGCGGCCGTTGTTTTCGCTGGCCTGGATCTCGGCCTTCATGCGGTCGCGCAGGCCGATCAGCTGCGGCAGCTCGGCGGTGGCGTAGCGGGTGGAGTCGTTGGGGCCGAAGCGCACTTCGACCACGCGCTCGCCGGCAGCCAGCGCGACGATGGCGGCCTCGACGGCCTGGAGCTGTTCGCGGGTGTAGGCCATCAGCGGGTTACCTGCATGCGCACCCGGCGGGTGGCGGTTCGTTGGGGTTTCGGCTTGGGCGGATCGATCGGACGCGGTTGCGCCACCTGGCCGGGCTCGCCCTGGATCACATTCGGGTTGTTGTTCCAGTCGCGTGCCCAGGGCGGCGGGCTTGACCAGTCGATTTTTTCCATGCCCTGGCGGATTGCGGCGGCGCGGTTGTAGCCTGAAAGGTCGAAGGCTTCGTTGTTGCCCTTCCCGGGTTTCTTCCAGCCTTGCGGGGTACGCACTTCGAAGGTCATTTCCTCGAAGAACCAGTCGCCCAGCCACTCGGGGAAGTGGCGGTATCCGTGGCCTGGTGCTTCACGCTGCAGATCGGCGTCCACCGCATCCTTGATCATGTTGGTGTTGAGCCTCCAGACAGGGATCTCGCCGCGGGCCTTGGCCTTGCGGTCCTTGCGGTCGCTGTCCGGGTAGGTTTCCTTGAGCCGCGGTGCATTCGGGGCACCGTCGCCCTTGATGAGCATGAAGCGCTTGTGCAGGCCTGCGCGCTTGAGCTTGCGCCAGTAGTCGTAGGCCCGCTCGGTCACGCCGGCCTTGCCGCCGGAGTCGCAGGCAACCATGACCGGGAGCATCGCCCGGCCGCTGCCATCGGCCAGCGGGTAGGCCTTCTGCATGACCTCCTCCAGCAGGTCCCAGTCTTCGAGGTAGGCGGCCGGGTCGACCGGCAGCGGCTGGCCGTCTTCGTCCAGGCGCTTGCTGGTGCGGATGTTGTAGCGGTCGATCAGCCAGTTCTCGCCGTGAGCGCCCCAGCCCTCGACCTGGACGACGAAGCGCGGCTTGCCGCCGGCCTGGACGTCCACCGCGACGGTGATGAAGCGCACGCCGTCAGGCACCTGGAACTTGATCACCTCCTCCTTGCGGACGATCAGCAGATCCTGCGAGCGCACCGACTCGGCCCGCTGCGGCATGTAGGGCGCGCCCTGGTCGAGGTTGGTGGTGGTCTTGAGCATTTCCTCGTCGCCGGTGGTGACGTAGGCATGCATGCCCTGCAGGTAGCGGCCGACGATGGACTCCCAGCCCTGGAACGCAGCGGCCATACCCCCCAGCCAGAAGCTGGCGACCTTGCTTTGCCGCGGCTCCCCGCTGATGGTGCGGTCGCGGTCGATCTGCTGCCCCTCGATCAGCCAGAGGCCGGCGCGGTTCATCGCGCGCTTGTGCTTTTCGCTGATCAGGCTGCCGCAATGTGGGCAGGCGAAGTAGGCGCACTCGCGGGTCAGCCTGGTGAGGTCTGCGGTGCGGATCTGCTCCTTGAGCTGCTCCATGCTCGGCAGGGCGAAGCTGCCGATGCCAGGCGCAGGCTCGCTGAACTCCTTGCAGTCCGGGCACTGCCAGTACCAGCGGCGGCGGTCGCCCATGTTGTACAGGCCGACAATCCCTTTGCAGGGTGGCCCTTCGTGCGGTGTCTTTCGCCGCCAGGCCGGGTCGGTCATTTCCCGCCCCGGCGAGGACTCTGCGCAGCACATGCCGCGCGATAGGAAGGTCTGGGTGCGCTTGAGCGCGAGCGACCAGGCGTCGCCCTCGCCGTCGATGTCATCGTCCATGCGGTCGTAGTCGGTCAACCAGACCCAGCGGATCGACTTCGACGACAACTGGGAGACGGCTGGCCAGCCGATCTTGAGCACCATGCCGCTCTTGAAGAACTTGTCGAAGACGTTGTCGTCGGCGCGGCCGGTGGCGATTCGCGAGGCCAGCTCGGGGCTGTAACGGATGGCGCGGTCGATGCGGGTGCGCGAGAAGTCCCGCGCGGACTCCTGGCTCATCTGCACGATCAGCGCGTCGCCCGGGTCGCAGGTGACGGTGTAGGCGAAACCGCCGTCGATCAAGGCCTGGGTCTTGAGCGACCGCGCCGGGCCGACGAATACCACGCCTTCGAAGCGCCGGCTGGACAGCAGGTCCATCGGCTCACGCATGTAGGGGGCGACGTCGAGGGTAAAATCTCCCTGGTAACCGCCAGGCTCGTTCAATTTCAGGTTCTGCTCTGCAGCATCGCTCACCAGGATGCGGCGAGGCGGCCGGATGATCTCGGCGGTGTTGCGGACGATGTCAGCTGTCTTCATAGACTGTCTCGTCCAGCAAGCTGCACACATCGAGCAGCTGCTGATACAGAGCCTCTCGGGCGCCATCCACTACGCTGATCACTCGCTCGACCTCCTCGGGCCGCAGGGCGCAGTCGCGCTCCAGCACGTCCGGAAGGGTGTCGAGCGCCGAGGCCAGGGACTTGAACGCCGTGGCGACGACCTCCTCGACCTCGTCAACAGGGATCTGGAATCGTTGTTCTGCCAGCCATTTGGCCTTTTCACGCTCGGCCCGGTAGTGGGTGAGCCGCTCGGCCGGCGGGAGCTTGTCGGGGTCATCTTCCGGCAAGGCGACTTGTGGCCCCATCACCGCGACGGCGACATCGCGCAGCCGCCAGGCGGGATGGCCTTTGGTTTCGCCTACGGGAGGGATGCCCTCGAGGCGACGCTTCACTGTGCGGCGGTCGATGCCGAATTCTTCGGCCAGCGCGTTGATGGACCACAAGCGCGCCCCCGAATGTACAAGGGTCACACTCATGCAGACTCCTATTCAGCCCAGCAACTACGGGGCCTGCAGCGATTCGCGAGCGGAGCGCCTCTTGTACATTGACTTTCGGCAAATGCTCACCTTGCACAACTCATCAAAACGTCTGGAAGCCAGAAGCCACGCGGCCTCCAGCAGAGAGGCATCGGTGTTGTGGTGGAGCATCCGAAAAATCGAAAAATTGTTCGTTACCGCGCGGCTCGACGCCTTCCCCGCGGTAGGGGGGCGGGTGGCCAGGGTCCCCGGCGCACCGGGCCAGCGCCCGTCACTGCCCCCCCACCCTCCGCTCGACGCCGGCCTTCTTGGCGAGCCACTGGGTATAGAGCCCACCAGCTACGTCAGCGCCCAGTACCGCGACAACAATACCCAGCCCACCGGCCAGGTGTATGCCTGAGCCTGCTGCCATGGCCAGCATCAGCGTCGCCATGCCAAGCAGACCCGAAGCACCGAACCGCAGCATCACTCGCTTAAGGATCTGTTCCATGGTTAGGTCGCCACCGGAGGCACGGAGCATTTCACCGGACAGGCCAGCCATGGAGATCAGCACGAGCAGCCAGAACGGCATGTCGGCGAGCGTCTGGTGCTCGTTGGGCATGAGTGTTTCCTTGGGAGTTAGGTGGCCCGCAGCGCAGTCCTGCCAGGGAGCTAAGGGGCGAGGGGCCGAAACGAAAAAGCCCCGCACGATGGCGGGGCCTGGAATGGATTGGCGCAGGGTGGAGAGCCCGGCCGTTTTTCGCTTATCGCTGGCAGTGACATCCGCCATCGCCTGGGTGCGCCGGAAAGAAAAAACCCCGGCCAGATCGCTCTGTACCGGGGTTGCAAACTGTCGTCATCATGCACGCGCAATAGCCACATGATGGCTAAATATTCGGCCAACCGGCCACGCGAGTCAAGTCGCTTCGCTTGCTGATGACTCCAGATCAGGCTGAGCCAACATCAGCGCGCTCATGCTGCAGGGCCGTTCCGCACTGCCGCTGAATGTCGCCCAGGCGCGGCTGAGCACTTCGAGATGGTGACGCATGGCCATCACCTCCAAGCCCATCCCGGCCCGTCTATTACGCCACTTTTAACCTGACCGCAGGTCGGAACAGCCGAACTTCTTCGGGCATGTCGCCATACTGAACTGGAAGACCAAGGACGAGGAACTGCTGCACAAGCAAGCGGCAAAGCCCAAGGAGTAGCCCGGCAAACGCTATCCAGATCGAGGCTTCCTTATGAGCCACACAGACACTCAACTCAACAATCTCCGCCTTCCAGAAGAGCTAAAAGTCAAACTCATGGAGGCGGCCAAAGAAAATAATCGATCAGCTATAGCTGAGATCATCGTCCGATTAGAAGAAACCTTCACCCGCGAGGATATTATCGAAGCCAAGGCCTCTCGAGACGCGCTGCTGGTCGAGCTTGGCACCGTGCTACAGACCAGTATTACAGCCGCTGAATATCTTAATGAGGTACAGAGCGCCCTTCAGGAAACTCAAAAAGTATTGGATGCAAAGCTGGCTGTTCCTCTGCCATCGGAGGAAACAAAGCCTAATCCCTAACCCCGCCCCCAGAAACAGAAAGCCCCGCTCGGGGCGGGGCCCGCGCCGAACCTAGCAGCTACCCAGCCCCTACTTCTCCAACATCACCTTCAGCGCCTCCGCCTCCATGATCTGCACCGTACAGCTTCACGCAGCCTGTTCAACCAGCACTCCCTCTGCCTGCAAGACTTCCTGCGCCTCTACCAGCGCCTCGTTCACCATACCCTCCAGGGCCTTGCAGATATCTGTCCGCCAGCGCCTGCGAGTACGTTCCGGCCGAGCATCCAGATCCCAGGCATTCATGTCGTAGAACCCCGCCGGCAAAACGATCATGTCGGTCGAGCGCTTTCCATCCTTGCCTTTCAACTGTGGGATCGCCCAGACCGTGACCGCCTTGTAACGGAACAGCTGGGGTGCCGGCGACTCCACCAACGGCACCAGATGGCCGATGGCCTCTACCTTGCGCGCCTTGTGCGTGCTGTACTTGGCGACCAGCGCATGCCACAGCCGCGGCGGCAACTGGCTGTGCAGGCGGGCGTGCACCATGCAGTCCACGTCGAGCATATCCCGCACACCCAGGGCGCTCCCCTTGCCCGACGATAGATCGCCTGCCTGGTACAGCTTCTGCCAGGCCTGCTTGGCCGTGTTGTCGATACATTCGGCTGCCAGGCAGCGAACAACGGCACTCAATACGTCACGGTAGATGGTCACGCTGCTTCCCCCACTTCGAATTCTGAAAAATGCACTCGCACCTTCACTGGCCACCACTCCCACGCACCACCACCGTCTTTGGCCACGCCAGGTAGGCGTCGATCGCCTGCACGGCCTCGTCCAGCCCCCGGCATACCATCGCCAGGTACCCTTCCCGCTCCACCTTCTGCAGGAAGGTCCGCTGCGATTCCGACACCGACGCGTCATGCGGCGGGGTGGCCTTGAACTCGATGTACAGCCCGAAATACCCGCCCCGGGCCATCGGCAGCTTGATGTCGCTCACCCCGGCCTTCACCCCCTGGGCCTTCAGCTTCGCCGCCACAGCCTTCACCCGGTGCCCACCGTTGGGGATGTGATAGGCCAGCTCCCAGGCCTCCGGATGCCGCACGCGCAGCCAATTGAACAGCGCCGCCTGCTCCATCCCCTCGTAGTCCACCGAGGGCCGACGCCTCGGCGCCACCCGCCTCTTCACTGCCGTCGCGACCATTTACAGCCTCTCTTTTTGGAGTTCTCGAAAATCGCTGCGCGCCACGACTGGCGCGGCCTGCGCGTCGAACCTCGAAACGGAAGAAACCGCCCCCGTACCGCCGTGAATCGCCAAAAAACCACGTTCATCCAGCCATGCATGCCAGCGCTTCAACGCATCCAGCTTCAGGTCGTCGGCACTGGTGTTGATGTAGGTCTGCGCCGCGAAGCCCATCGCATGGTTCAGCAGCAGCTCGCCGATCAGGTAATCCACGCCGAGCTCGGCCCAGCCAGTGCGGGCCATCTTGCGCAGGTCATGGCTCGACCACTGCCCGCCGCCCAGGCTGGAGAAGATCGCGCTGGCCGTCTTGTCGCTGATCGGCTTGCCGTCCCGCCCGGGGAACAGGCACACCGGATCGCCGCCCTTCGCCTCCTGGATGGCCCGGTACCGGCGCAGCAGCACACAGGCCTGCTCGGTCAGCGGCAGCACATGCTCGGTCCTGGTCTTGGTGTTCTCTGCCGGGATCAGCCAGACCCGCTCGCTCAGGCTGATATGCCGCCAGCGGGCCAGCCGGGTCTCGCCCACCCGAGTGCCGTGGGCCAGCATCATGACCGCCAGCATCCCCTCGAGCGGGGCCTGCTCGAAGCGCGTCGCCAGAGTGGCCAGCAGCTGCCCGGCATCCATCACATGCAGCCGCGCCGCCTTCGGCTTGATCCGCGCCTGGACGAAATCCGTGAACTTCACCGAGGCCAGCGGATCCTCGGCGATCAGCTCAAGCCGCAGCGCCTGCTTGAAGGCCATCGTCAGCACCCGCAGGATCAGGCGCACATAGCTCGGCGACAGCGTCTCCTGCAGCGGCCACATCAGTGTCTGGTCTACCGCCGAGCGGTTCAGCGCGGCCAGCGGCAGGCTCGACAGGCGCGGCAGCAGGTGGCAGTCGATAGCCGACTTCACCGACGCCTTGCGCTTGGCCGACAGCTTGCGGTCGCGCATCACCCGCTCCCGATACCACTCCAGCAGCTCGCCCACCGTCGACCAGCCACCCTGGCCCACGACCGCCTCCGGATCTGCCGCCAGGCGGGCCAGCACCTCGGGCAGCACCGCCAGCGCCGCCTTCGTGTTCAGCTCCGGCCAGCCGGCGAACTTCCTCCATTCGCCCGCTGCCCGGACATCCCAGCTCCCCCGGGACCGCTCCTCGAGGAATCGCAGGCGCAGCGCCGGATGCTGTGCCGCCCGCAGCCGCCCCACCTCGGGCCGGGCCGCCTGCCGCCGGATCTCCGCGTCCGACATCGCCACCGTCAGCGTCATACTGCTCAATCCACCACCCCCAACTTCCGCAACTGCTCCCAGGTGTCCCGCGCCAGCTCACGCAGCACGGCCTGCCGTTCCTGCTCACTCATCGACCGCCACTACCCCTCCCTTGCCCTGCGCCCCCCTTGCCAAGAGCCACCTCAGCCCTCCCCGTCAACCGGCCATCCCGATGCGCCGCGTCGTACATGGCCCGCAGCTCGTTCAGCGGCTGGTGGCAATAGCAACCGTTCTCGCGGGTGAAATTCGTGTAGCCCAGACGCTGGGCGTGAAACTTGAAATCCGTGTCATGCATCGTGGTTTCCTCGCTTGATCCCCAACTGCGCCAGCAGATCCGCCCGGGCACCACGCCCGCCCTCTGCCAGCCCCTGCTTGCGTAGCCGCTCCTGCAGCGCCTGCTCGGCAGCCATGTCCGCCCGCTCGGCCGCCGTGCGCGCCCCGTCCCATTCCAGCGCCTGCATGGGCTCGGCCAGCGTCTCGCCGCGAGCCAGGCGGCCCAGCAACTGCGCGTAAGCATTGCCGAACCGGCGGCGCAGCGCATCGGCGCCGCCGGCCCCCTGGCGCAGCTCCCAGAACCCCACCGCCGCCACGGCCAGGCGCACCGCCTCATGGCTCCAGCGCCAACCATCCGGGCTCGTGCAGGCCTGCACGGCCTCGCGCCAGGCGGCTTCCTCGGTCGGCAAGCCCATCATCTCGGCGGTAGGCAGGCACCAGGCCACGAACTGGCCGATGCTCGGCGCGAAGGCCGAACCACTGCGCCGGCACTGCTCGATGCCGAAGCGCACCTGCTCGATCGTGCGAATCCCCGAGGCCTGCAGCCCCTTGGTCCAGCTGCGCTTGGCCAGCGCCAGCGCCTTGTCGTCCGGCCACGCCTGACGCCAGGCCGGGAAGATCGCCTGCAGCTGCAGGAAGACCATGTCCACCACCTTGGCGGTCTGCTCGTCGACCTCGCCGAGCGGCTGGGTGGAAACCTGCCCGGCCGGGAGTGCACGCCCAGCAGCGAGCCGCTCACCGGTCATCGCGACCACGTTCCCGATCTGGATCACAGGTCGTACTCCATCATGGTCCGCCAGCCGTCGTCCTCGAAGTCGGGCCCGTTGGCACGGCGCTGGCCCTTGCCGGGGAAGTTCACCACCGCGGCCGGCCGGGCAGCGGCCTGCACCGCGTCGCGCTTGACCCAGTTGACCAGGGCCGCCAGCCACTCGCGCTCGGTCTTCGCCAGCCCCTTGGCCTCGTGGTGGATCACGAACCCGGCGATGGCTTCGCGGTCGAACAGGTCCAGCGACAGACCCGCCATCGCGGCGCGGGCCTTGAGCTGGACTTGATCGGGCACCCACTCCAGGTGCATCGGGAACAGGCCGGTGACGGGCGCTGCCGGCTCGGCACGTGCGGCCTGGGCAGGCTCCTGCTCCGGCTCGACGGGCGCTACGTCCTCGCCCGCGGGAGTGAGAGGGGCTTTTACCTCTGTATCTGTATCTGTATCTGTATGGTTCAACGTCTGTTCAACGGACGCTGAATGAACGCTCAACGTCTGTTCAACGTCCGTTGAGCGTTCGCTCGACCGGCGCTTGGCAGATGCTTTGCCAGCCGCCTTCGCCTTGCCGGATTTGGCGTTCACGGCCTCAAGATCACGATCAATCCGACGGTGAGACCATTCGGTGTCCGTCACCTCGAAGAAATCCTCGAGGGTTTCGCGCACCTCCTCCCATTCAGCGATGGACAGCCGTGCAACGGTCGCCAAGCGTTTGTTCAACGACTGCTCGTCCTTCGCCTTGAAGGATTCGCCGCGCTGCCAGTAGTTGAACATCAGGAGCAGGTACGCTCCGTGCTCCAGGGTGGTGAGGTGCGCCGTGTCGGCCAGGTAGTCCGCCACGTAAAGCTGCATGTAGGGGAGCGCGGCCATCAGGCAACCCTCCCCGCCAGCTTCTCGCCCAGCCGAGCCAGCCCCTTGCGCGTCACCAGCACCTGCTCGGCCACCTTCTGCTGCCCGGTGTCATCATCGATGCCCAGCTCCGTCAGCTTGTGCACCAGTACGCCCTGCTCCAGACGCGGCTGATAGGCCAGCCAGCGGCTGGAGCCGGCCCGGCGGTAGATCCAGCGGTTCTCATGCATCCACTGGAACAGCGCGCTGGGCCGCATGCCGACCTGCTTGGCCGCGTCGGTGATGCAGATCGCCCCCGCGGTCTCGATCAGCACCTCCAGGGCGCGCACCTTCGGCGCCTGCTCGGCGACCACCTGGCGCAGGCCGATGTTCTGGTCAGCGAGATCGGCGGCCATGCGCAGCGCTTCGGGAAGGGTTTGCGGAATTGCAGGTGCGTGACATGTCACGACTTGCTCAAGCTCATGCAGCCTGCGGATGACCTTGAGTCGGAGCGGAACGCTGTATCCCGTCACAAGGGTCTCTGTCAGCTCACGGTTCAGGTAGAAATTCTTGGTGTAGCCGCGCGAATCAACGTCCTCGCGGACATGATCCAGAACTGGATCATCCTTCAGCGCATCCAGCATCGCGCGAATGTCGCGAATGACGTGGGAATGAAGTTTCCCGGTCAGCTCCGCAATCTCCGAGCTGGCCATGGTTACCGAATTGCCGAACTTCTCGATCTGGCTCATACTTCCTTCCGTTCCTTGGGCGCCTCGGCGCCACTGAAGAGCCCGGCCTGCATGCCGGGCTTTTTACTTTCCGGGTCAGGCCTTACGGACCGACTCCCTGAACACGTTCAGGCTCTCCACCACCTCGTCGGCCTCCCGCAGCAGCTGGGCCTTCTCGGCGCTGCACACCCGGCCATCGGCCTGCGCATCGACCGCCAGGCGCGCCACGTCGCCCAGGTCGGCATGCAGGCGCAGCAGCGCGTCGTTGATCGTCAGCCCCTGCGGCTGCTCCTTCTCCACCAGTTGGTACCCGAACTCCTCCACCAGCACGGCCAGGATCCGGCGGCACCCGTCCGCCGGCAGGTGCCTCAGCACCTGGAAAAACATCTCGATGTTCATCCGGTGCGCTTCCCGGTTCGGGTTGGCGCAGTCCAGCAGGCGCGTGCGGTTTGCCCCCATGCGACGGGCCAGCTCGGTGCCGCCCTCGGCGATCACCTCGTCGTGGATCGCACGCTCGAATCTCTCCATCTGCGAAAGCTCCTCTCGTTTCGCGTGGCTCCCTGGACCCGGCCCAGGCAACCTGTCATCACTCGACCGACCGACAGGGAGTCCCATGCCGACCGACCTTCAAACACTCCAGGGCGAAGTCATCGCCCTCCGTTGCTGCCTCGCCGCCCTGCTCTCCAGCCTCCCCCCGGACATTCAGCGGCAGACATGGCCGGCCTTCGAGCGCCTCACCGAGCTGATGCGCGACCAGCTCTCGCCGGCCGGCGCCGCAGCGCTTGATCGGGCGGCAACGTCGCTGGGGGCATTCAAGGGATGAGGGAGTTGGCGTTAGGGGGTTTTGCGCTTTGGGGTTGCGGGTGGAAATGCCTCATCGAGAGTGCATCTCGCGCCAAGATCGTTCAGCGCACAGACAATGCTTCGCGCCTCATCCAGGCCAACCTTTCGGATTCCGAGTTCGTAATTGGCGAGGCGCCCTTGGCTCCAACCAAGACGGCGGCGAAGGTCGGCTTGGCTAATATCAGCCTTTTCTCTGATTTCTCGTACACGGTTCACTCGTGCGCTCCAGCTGCTCATGGCAGAAGCATAAAACACGAAATGTGATTATTGCAAACACGATAAGTGAGAACAGGGCAATAACGGAGCGTGATTAAAATAAAGCTATGAAAACCCTCGGCGCACGTATTGCTCATTACCGCAAAGCTGCCGGCCTATCACAGGCCGAGCTGGCCACCGCATGCGGGTGGAAATCGCAATCTAGAATTGGGAACTACGAGAAAGACACCCGAGAGCCAACGCTGGCAGACCTTGAGAAAATTGCCACAGCGCTTGGCATGTCAGTTTCCCAGCTCGCCTATGGCGATCACGTCAAAATTCCCCAACCCGCCCAACCCGCCCAGGCCGCCGAGATCGCCCGCATCGCCCAAGCGGCGCCGGGAACTCCGGCGAGCGCCGGGCAATCGGCGGTTGCAGAGCCCGCACAGCGCGCTGCGGCACTCGCAGCCTTGGCCACCCCGCGCTCTCAAGAGGCGCTGGAACGAATCGCCAAGGCCGCGAACGAAGGACGCCTGACCGAAGCGGACCTGATTCTTCTGGAGCAGATCGCCTCCAGACTCGAAAGCAGTGGCACAAAACATCAGATGCCTGCACTCGGCGCCCCTCGCGCCGGCGGGGATGAACCGAATGGGAACCGGCGCTTAAGGGAGCAGCTGCGCAACAATGATCCAGGTCCTCGGCAGTAGCGCCTATACCGGCGAGCTTCGCTCCCCTCAATCTCGTGGCATCAGCCCCCTCTTCCGCGGCAAGATCAGCGTCGGCGAAGCCTCGCTCCGCTGCTACATCAAACCGATGCCGGACACGGTCAAACTGGGAAAGCAGGTCGTCGAGAATCGCGAAGTGCTCAGCGAGGCACTCGGCTACACCCTGGCCAAGGCGGCCAACTACGCAGTGCCGGATGCCGCCGGCATCATCATGCTCAAGCGCGAGCAGATCCCGGAAAGTGTTCTCGAACACCTGAACGCCATCACCCCTGGCGGCCTGCAGCAAGACTACCTGGCCTGGTTCAGCCAGGACATGCAGCATCCCAGCCTCCTCAAGCGTCACATCGATGATGCCCCCGACTTCCTGAAGGATCTGCAGCTGAAGCGCCTGGCCGTGCGCCTGGCTGCTCACCCCGAAACGCCTGCCATCGTCACTTTTGACGAGTGGACGGAAAACAGCGACCGCAACCTCGGCAATCTTCTAGAGTCCGCGGACGGAAAACTCACCCTGATCGACCACGGCCGCCTGTTCAGGCTACCCATCTGGCAAGCGGCTACGCTTTCCACCAGTGGGCTCCCCCTGAGCAACGTTATCCGTGAGCTGGTAGACGCCTGCACACCGCACTGGAGCAACAAAACTCCAACCAAGGCCGCCCGCGCAATGGCCTACAATAGCCTGGCCGGTACTTGGCGAAAGGATGGACAGGCTGCGGCCCGCCAGGTTCTGGAGGAATTCCTCGACTCTTCGGATGTCACACACGTGATTGCTTTCCTTGAGTCGCGGCTGGAACCCGCTCACTACAACAAGGTAGTAGGTCTTCTCATATGAGCATCGCCGCCCGCATACGCTCAAAGCTGAGCGAGCAGCCTGCGCAGCAGCCAGTAACCGGCCAGTGGCGCAGCATCAGCCTGTGCATGGACGAAGACGCAGGGGAGTTCTTCAACGTCGGCGTGCTGTTCGCCCACGGCCAGGAGGTCGAAGTCCGCATGCTGGACAGCTTCGACCGCATCAAGTGCTTGTTCGACGCAAGGCTTGACCACAACGACCTCGCGCGTCTGCTGCAGGACATTGAGTCCACTATTCTCCATATCGGCCCCGATCTGCCGGACACGCTGGGCAGCACCATCCGCCTGGGTCAGCCGCTGTACGCCTCTGGCGCCACGCCGGAAAGCGTGGTGGATGAATTCTTCGCCGATGTCGTCACGCTGGCCAGGCCGCGGCCCGGCGCGCGGGAATACAGCTTCCGCTACCAGTCCACGCCAAAACTGCGCGGCAACGTGTTTGGCCTGATGAAAGAGCGCATGCACATGCAGGCCTCGCGCATCATCCAAGACTCTCGCTTCGAACTGAAGCTGAAGAGCGGACACAGGATCGAAATGGACGTGCCGCTGCTCAGCGCCAGCGCCGCCGGCACCGTCGTATCGGGTTGGTACAAGAGCCCGCTGGTAGTAGAGAACAATCTGCTGCAGGCCTCGGCCGACCTCAACCTGATCCGCAGCAACAGCGACCGCGCGGCATCCATCTCCGTGCTCGTTCCCAACAAGGAGAGCGGGCTGACCAACCGGGAATTCAACAAGCTCTCCTGTGCCACCCAGCGCCAGCTTGATCGGATTCGAATTTCGGGCCTTGAGGTGATCGAGGCGAGTTCAACACCGGAACTGGCCGAGCGAACCATCGAATGGTGGCGCAACCGCTGCGCCTGAGCGCTACAACTGCAAGAGCCAGTCCAAAAGACTTTTGCCTTCCCAAAAACTCTGAACGCAAGGATCCACATGCGCTCCAAGCTGTTCGCAGCCCTGCTGCTCGTCCTCGTTTCACCGCTCGCCTTGGCCCTCCAGCCTACAGAAGCACCCCGCACCTTCCGCGAGGCCAAGGAGATCGCCTGGAAGATCTACGCCGAGCGTCCGGTCGACTTCTACTGCGGCTGCAAATACGAAGGGAACCGCATCGACCTGAAGAGCTGCGGCTACTCGGTCCGGAAAGACGCGAACCGGGCTGGCCGAGTCGAGTGGGAGCACATCGTCCCGGCGTGGGTGATCGGCAATCAGCGCCAATGCTGGCAGAAAGGCGGGCGCGATAACTGCACGGCCAACGATCCGGTGTTTGCCGCCGCCGAGGCTGACCTGCACAACCTGGTACCCAGCGTCGGCGAGGTGAACGGCGATCGCTCGAACTTCGCCTACGGCATGCTCACGGAAAAGCCCAGCCAGTATGGCCAGTGCCAGATTGTGATCGACTTCAAGCAGAAGACTGCCATGCCGCCCGAGAACGTCCGAGGCCCTGCAGCTCGCGTCACTCTCTACATGGCTGATCGGTACAAGCTGCGCCTCTCCAGCCAAGACCGCCGCACCTATGAGGCCTGGGAAAAAATGTACCCGGTCAGCGAGTGGGAGCAGTGGCGAAACCAGAAAACTGCCTGCGTCATGGGCTGGGGCAATCCATACGTGGGTCCGGTCGACCTATCTCAGTGCCTGGGCGCGACAAGCCAGAAGGCTGCCCCGATCAAGGCAGCCGCCCAAGCGACCAGCAGCTCGGCCTACAGCTGTTCGACGAAGAAAACGTGCGGGCAGATGGCGAGCTGCGAAGAGGCTCGACACCACCTGAACGAGTGCGGGAATGGCCGGCTGGACCCAGACAACGACGGAGTGCCGTGTGAGAGCCTATGCCGGTAGAGCACCATCGTCTTGCCGGTGCTGAACGCCGCCTGCCCGCCGAGCTGGGTCATGATGTAGAGCCGGCGCAGCCTGCCCGCCGGGCCGGGGTGCAGGGTGTGAACAACGGTGGGTAGGCATGGACGGAGCGTCCTTTGCAAGCATCATGGCACGCTTATGCTTGCTTTATAAAATCCTCTCCGCGTACGATGCAAGCAAGCCAACTTATTGGATGCTTACGATGAGCGAAGAAAATCCTAAAGGCAAGGCAAAAGGCGGTATTGCCGCAGCCAAGAAAATGACATCCGAGCAACTGTCTGAGCGAGCACGCAAGGGAGCGCTGGCTCGCTGGGGAGTTAAGGCAACTCACAAAGGAAACTTTCTCCAGCATTTCGGTGTTGATGCTGAGTGTTATGTACTGGACGATTCTAAAAAAACTGCCGTCATGACGCAGCGCGGAATCGCTGCAGCACTTGGGCTGAAGAACCCAGGTGGAAACGACTTTGAACGGCTGATAAACCGAAAAAGCCTGTCTGCATACGCTGGTGCTGAACTGCTTGAAAAAATAGCACAACCCATTGAATTTAAATGGGTTTACCCTGGTGCTAAACAGACGGAAATTACCATCAGGGGCTACAGCGCAGACATCCTGATTGATGTTTGCAACGTAATCCTTGCGGCAGAGGCTGCTGGCAAGCTTGCGAAGAATCAGGATCAAATTGCCAAGCAGGCTAGAGCTGTCGTAAACGCCTCGGCAAAGAGCGGCATAACCTCGCTGGTCTACGCATTGGCAGGATACAGGCCCGAGATTGAAGAGGTGATTCAGGCCTTCAAGGCCTTTGTTCAAGAGGAAGCGAGAAAGTACGAGCAGGAGTTTCCTAATGAGTTGTACTTAGCTTGGCATCGTCTGTATCAGATACCGGTCCCGACAAGAGGAAAGCCGTGGAAGCTCATGCATCTAACGCGCCGTCACATCTACTACCCGCTAGCACAAAGTAGCGGACGAATCCTCGACCTGCTGCGGGCGTTGAGAGATCGTGATCCGCAGAAGAAAAAGCTTTTCCAGTTTCTGAATGAGATCGGCGCCAGAGCCCTCCGCATGCACATGGGTCGCATCCTTGAAATGGCAGAGTCCTCTAAAACAGGCGCTGAGTACGAAGCAAAGTTCGTTACGCGATTCGGAGGACAGCAAGAGCTTGATTTTTCGTTAGCCTACGAAGATTAGAGGTCCTTCATCTGAGCCCCACCCCGCGCGGGGCTTTTCGTTTCAGTCCCCCACATACCCCTTAATCCGCGCCCGTAACCAGGCCATCTCCTGCTCCTCGGCGATCTGATCACGCACACGCCGTTGGTATACCGCCAGGCGCCTCCTCCGCTCCCTGGGGGTGAGATCGCCTAAGCCATCAAGCAGCTCATCATCGTCTAAAGCATCCAGATCTTGGCCATGCGAACTCATGGCGGCCAGACAGCCACCCGTAGTCAGCAGGCCGCCAGCGAGCAGAAAAGAAAGAATTGAGTTGATCATCGTCGGTGCCCTCCTTGGCGGAATCGATTAATCAAAGGTAGCAGCTGCTCGGGGTTGCGGCATGGAGAGCGCTGAAATCGCCGCCTGGTTCGGTGCCACCTCCCCGCTCGAGGCCTTCCGCTTCTACCTTCCTTCCCCCAGGCCAAGCCCCTGCGATAGCATATGGCCATGCTATTCAGGAGCCTTCCAATGGCACGACGCCGCAAACCTCTCTCTCCTCAGGCCTGGCTCTTCGGCCTGGTCACTACCTTGGCCATCATCTACATCAGCTACCAAGCCAGAGTTGCGGTCATCCAAAACTTCGGTGAGCAGCAGATAGCCCGTACCCAGGAAGCAATGCAGCGCATTCAGCAACAGCAGCTGGAGCGTCAGCGCCAGGCCCAACAGCCGGTACTGCACCAGGGTTATGCACCTCAGCAGCGACCGATGTCAGCTCAGGAAATCCAGCTTGAGCGTGAGCGAGTCGCCCAGCAAAAGGAGGCAATGCGCCAACGTGCAGAGCAAGAACGGCAGAAGAACGAAGCATGGGAGCGCTTTTATGCCCCCACTCAAGCTTGCGAAGCTCCTGAGTCTCAAGCTCGCGTTGACATCTGCACAGCTCGAGAAACACGGTTCAGGAAAGAGTTTGAACAGCGCTGGGCAGCAGGTAAATTCTCGCAGCCCAGTGGTGCATGAAACTGCTCCCTCACGACCCGCCGTCGTCGGCAGCACCCAAATCGTCTGAACCGGGCTCCCGCCGAGGCGCAAGCTTTTTCCCCACTTGGATGCAAAGCACGAACAGGGAACATCCGATACCTGCAATAACAGCGAAAAGTTCGATGGTCACTGGGAAGCCTTCCTTGGCAACAGGTCAAGGAGGAACTCTAACGCATCATCATGACGTCTTCAAAAATGGGCTCCATCACACACAAAAGCCACCCGAGCATCGACCCACCCACGGACCTGCTCGAAAAGTTTACATACCAGCAGAGCGCCACAACCGTTTTCCTTGATTCGGCCACTCGCCCAAGAAAACCGAAGCCCGCCAGCCATCCAGTTATGAGCTGATGGGGGGCCGAATTCAGAAGATCATCAACTCACCGAAAGCGCAGCGGGCCAGGGATGTCACCATCCATCGATTGCCGGACGAATCGGCAACCGATTGGGCGCGCTTCCTTGAGGAGGTTGCCGAAGCCGAGAATGTTAGGGTCCAGCACATCGAGGGCTCCAGAGCGGCCATCAAGCCTACCTGCGAGGGGCTCTCGCTTCAGCCCTTCGCATACTCCCTCAACCGCACCTGCAGCCAGGCTCTTTCCTGCTCGGCGATCCGAGCACGCACTCGGCGCTGATAGACAGCCAGGCGCTTCTTCCTCTCGCCGCTGGTAAATCCATCCCAGCCATCGAACAGCCCATCGTCGCCGACAGCATCTAAATCGGGCTCTTCTTGCCGCTTAGGCCAGGACAGAACTGCCAGATACCCGCCCAAGATCAGTAGGCAGCATGCGAGCACAAGAGAAAGTATCGAGTTGATCATCATCGGCGTCGCCCTCCTTGGCGCATCAACATCCTGACGGTAGCAGCTGATATAGATGCGACATAGCGACGCGCTCAAAGTTTGACCAGGCTCACACCTTCAAAGTCACCTCGCGCTTTTCTGCACGACCAGCCATCAATGTCGCGACAGCCAGAAATCCCGAATCAGGCGCCGGCCGGATGAGCATGCAGCTCAGGGGGAACCCGCACATTGAACTTGCCGGAAAATACCTTGCGCGGCTCCACGCCATCCTCGGCGCACATCTCCAGGAAGACGCGCAGCGAGGTCGCCCCCTCACGCTTCAGCCCCTCGATGTCGGCCGCGTAGAAGTCCGCCCCGCCATTGAGGCCGACGAACTCGCCCCGGAACATTTCGATCTCCGGGTCGTACTCGATCACCGCTTTATAGCCGTCGATAACCATCGTGTTCTTCAAGGCCTCACCCCATGCGCATTCAACCACTCACATTGCCGCTGGCTTCGAGACTTCTTTCAGCAACTCCGGATGCCTGTCCAGCAATCTGAATAGATTGATTACCGCAGGCATTGGCTGCGCCTCTCCCCGCTCATAGCGGGAAAAAGCATTGTGCCCTCCGCCGGTCAACTCGGCGGCTTGCCTCTGAGTGAGCTTCAGCTTGCGGCGAATGCGGCGCAACTCGGCCTGCTGCGCTTTGCGTTCAGCCAAGACAAGCGCATCGCTGGCAGCAGCAAATCGCTGGAGGGAGTCGGAATCCAGCTCCTCGACGCCGCAACTGGAGCAACGCCAGCCGCTCATGCTGTCGATGGTGTGGCGGCCGTCCAGTAGCAGGGTTTCGCCTTCAAAGCGGTGCATGCCAGCGCTGCCTTGGCGGCCGCACTCCAGACACTGACGAGAGTGGCTCATGTCATTTCTCCTTGAACTGTATCACTGGCGTGTTTTCGCGCAGGGTTACTTTGATATAGGCCGTTTTGCGTATCCCCCCAACATCCACCGGGGCATGGTAGACATCTTGCCAGACGGTGTTATCGGCGTAGGTGGTCATGGACTTGTAGAAGCTCCTGCGGGTCAGCCCGGCGAGCACGGCCAGCATCTCGCGCGTCGTCAGCCCCATCTCGGCACCGCCACGAATGGCAGTGGCAGTAAAGGCCAGGACGCCCATGGCGTCGATCGTGGCCTGGACGGCAGCCAATGGGTAATGAGCAGTTTTCTTTTCCATGGAGGCAATTTTAACCCTTAAAGGGTAAAAATCAAGGACGCCCAACGCATCTAACCCAGTTCCTGCTCTGCCAATACCGCCTCTCCCCTCCTACCGCCTCCTATCCCGCCCCTTCCCCTCCCAGCCATGGCGCCATCCCCGGCCGCAGCCTTCGCACAAAATAAATCACAAAACGTGTTTGACACATGAAACACGCTTTGTGATTATTCAAGCACGGCCGCAGCACTCGAACAGAGCACTGATCCGGCCCCGCTCTTTCACAACTCGACGCAACACACCACCAAGTGGGAAAGGTCGTTAGCACACTCATAGGCACGAGTCTCCCTGAGCGCAGCCGTATCAACCTCGGATCTTGGTGGGAACCGAGAAGTGAGCTGCTCCGTACGGTATTCGGCGGAGTGGTGAGCGGATCGACATTTGAAAAAGGCCCAGACGGTCGCCAGCAGCGAATCTTGGCCAGATCAACCCCAGCCGGCAGGCCCGAGTATTCGGGAACCTGGCAACATGGTGCCGAACACTGTAACCGGCACCTTCCGAGAACGCCTTGCAACCAGGGCGCTGCCGGAAACCAACCACCCAAAGGAAACACCCATGAACATGACCGAAGCCCTGCAATCTGCCAGGGCAGCTGCTACTGCGACCCTGATGATCCTGGCCGCCGGCACCCTGGTCACCCACGAAGCCAAGGCAGCCGACACCACCCTACACAACCTGGAAGTCATCGATGCCTCCCGGGACAGCTGGATCTCCGCAACCGCGGTCAACACCAGCGGCGAGACCCTGGAGCGCCCCAAAGTCGTCATCGACGTCGATGGCCGGCGCATCGTCCACATCGGCCCGATCACGGTCGAGCCTGGCGATGCCTGGCACGTGCTGGAGAGGATTCCAAGCTCGAACAGCCTTCACTCCGACGATGTCCGGCTCACAGGCAACGTGAGGTGTGCCACGGCGCCCAACCAATCAGGAGGCCACCATGGACGAAAAAGCCCCACGCCAGAACCTGCGGGAATGCCTGCAGGCAGCTAGGGAGGCGAAGGCAGAAGGAGGGCAAGGATGCTCAGCTCCAGACCCACTGCGCGCGGTTCTAGCACAACGCAAGCTGGAGGTAGCCGCAAAGGGGCGGCATCGGGGAGTGATCTGAATACGCCCGCCAAGGCTCGACTTCTACCCAGCGGCGGAAGGAAAGAAACCCGCCTATGCCGGGATTGGCTCCGGCCAGACCACTCCACCAATGCTGCTCGGCATCCCCCTCTGAGCAGGCCCAAGATCACCCAGCACGCAATATCCTGTGTTTAACTCGAGACTGGCGATATACCGGCACCTGGCTATTATTTCAATGCCGTCGGCAGATCGGCACGCCGTCAGCGTCAGCTGGCCACTGCTAGGGGCCACGCTGGGACACGACCCCAGCAAGGCGCGCAGTCGGTTTGAGTAATCTGCAAGACACGGAAGTCAAACCACCGGAATCAGTCTGTAGTCACGCAGATGTCGACAGAGTGACCGCCTGGCCGGCGTAACCGGCCCTTTCCTATCCAATCTTCAATAAATATTGATAATGATTATTATTTGCATATAATCGAGGCTACCGTCGGCAGATCGGTATGCAGGCAGCGTTAGCCGGCTATTGATAGGTAGCCGCGCCGGGACTCACGGTACCGGCAAGGCGCGCAGCCTGTTTGAGTAATCTGCAAGTCAAGGGATTTCAGCCCTCTTCTACTGGCAGGCACGCCAGCGACAACGAAGTGCCCGTCTGGCCGGCGTAACCGGCCACACCCCTCCTCTCACTACGTCTTCACTCATTTTTGGGCCTGCCAGGGACAAATCCTGCAAGGGCTCTGCATTCAACCAGCCGCTTGGCTGTGTGTTTGGTCTTGGGACTACGCTATTAACTCCGTCGGCAGATCGGCATGCCGTCAGCGTTAGCCAGCCATTGCGAAGGTGGTCACGCCGGGTTCCATGGCCACGCCAGGCTCCATGGCCACTCGGCAAAGCGCGCAGTCGGTTCGAATAATCTGCAAGCCAAGGGGGCACCCCCCCATCCTAACTGGCAGGCACGCCAGCGGCGACAGAGTGCCCGCCCGGCCAGCGTAACCGGCCACACCCCCCCCATATCCCGTACCCACTGGAAAGCCACCTCTCCCGAGGAGGCTTCCCCATGTGCACGACAAAAGGAGAACCGCCATGCAGGACATTGATCCGGGCCGGCGCAAGCAGGTAGCCCGGAAGCGCATACCCGAAAGAACCCCACACGCCGCCTTGGCCTGGCTGCAGGCTGGCAACTCGATCGGCATCGACGCCGTGAACGCAGCCGACTGGCGGCGCCATATCGATGCGCTGGCCAGGCTCGCCAAGACCGGGGGCACGAAGAGCACCATGCAACGCGAGGACGTAGCCGCATGATCGCCATAACCGAACCAATTCGCGTAGAGCCGTGGAGCTTTGCGCCTGAGCGAAGCAATTCACCCGCCCTCAACCTGCCGAACCGCCGGGCCGAAATTGCCCGCGAGAAGCAGCTGATCGCCCTGATCCGCGTGAATAGCCTCACCCGCCGGCGCAGCGCCAACGACCTGGCGTCCCTGGCGAGAGAGGCAGGTATCGAGGCCAAGCCGCTGGAGATCGAGCTCATCGCCGCCCGTGCCGGCATCGCCATTGGCGGCAGAAGGGGTTAAGCATGGCCAAGAACTACACCATCGAGCTGATCAAACACGCCCAGCAGCTCGCCACCTCCCGCGGTGCGCCCCACATCGTCGTGCAGGTGGCCGGCGGCCAGATCATCGTCATGCGGGACGGTAAGCTGCACGGCGCGAAGCTGCTGGAGCGCTGCCTACCATGACCGCCAAGACCGCCGCCGAACGCAAGCGCGCCCAGCGCGAGCGCGAAGCCGAACGCCTGAAGCGTCTCGGCCACCGAGTCATGCAGCTGGAGCTCTACCAGGGCACCGCAGACGCCCTCGACCGCCTCTGCCAGATCGGCGGATTCGAGCAGCCGGCCGAGGTGATCACCCTGCTGATCCACAGCGCTGACCAGATCGCCAAGCGTGACCCGTCACGATTTGCCGAGCTGGTCCGCGTGACACGTCACGAAGCATCAATTTCCGAAGGAATGGCGCAGCGCCTCGACACCGAAGGCGCCCCTGAAGCCGATAGGCTAGACCGAGCCGAAGCGTAACCCCCATCCACCGCTCCTGCTGCCGAACGGTGCAATCACATTTCCTTCACGAAAATGTCACACTGCATCATCACAAACCACAGAGGGCTTACCAGTGGCTGACTCACGACAACTCGACAAATTCATCATCCGTCTGCCGGACGGTATGCGTGAGCGCATCAGTGATGCCGCCCTGAAACAGCACACCAGCATGAACAGCCTCGTCATCAAAGCGCTTGAAGAGTTCCTCGATGGCCAGCAGCGGCAACAGCTACTGCTGGATGCCTTGTCCGAGCAAATCAAGCGCCTTGAACATGGGAAGACGCCAGCCTGATCAATTATCAGGCTGCTTATTATTCATTCTGTTTCGCTGACGATACTGCTGAATTTCCTGGTCCGACACATCCTCGCGATAGCAAAGCGGTGAGTACCCTCTGGGCTTGCTGTATGCGCTCCGCCGGCCACAGCTACTGCCATTCCGTGCAGTGTTGTATGGGCAGGCACAAGGGCCAGGATAACTGGCAATGGATTCCTCGATCAGAATCTGAGCGATCTCATCGTCTGTAGGAGCTGATTGCCGAGCGAGAGCGCCGACAGAAAAGAGGCTCGCAACGAGAAATAGCAAAGCGGGAGTGCGCATCCCTTACTCCAAAAGCAAGTTTCGGTCGGATAGCCATCCTAGCTACAGACTGATGGCGCCGTGATTCTATCTCTGCGCATACATGCTGAAAGAGCTCCTGACGCAATACCGCACTTCATCGCTTAACGTCCCATTTCCCTATGCCGCCACGCCCATGCTGCGGCGCGGAAGAGCTTTGCCTGGAGAAAGCCATGAGCACATTTGCCGTCTTCGGCATGACCGAGCACTACGCTCGCGAGGAAGCCAGAAAGAATACGCCGACCGTCATCTTGAAGGTTCAACTGACCGAGTCGCAATGGCTCGAAGCTGTCGAGCGGCGCATCGAGAAAACAATGAGCGGCACCCGCTCCGTTCAGTTGAGCCACATGTTCGATGCCCCGCAGTTTGCCGAGCAGTATATCGAGCTACTGCGCAAGGCCGGAAAAGCCCGCGACCTCAAGATTCGCGCAAAGGTGAAGGTGGACCAGCCGGCCACCAGCAAGGCCAAGCAGAAGGCGCCGACCACCGCATGGAAGGACGTGGCATGACCGCCTTCCACACCCAGTTCGGCCTCAACTTCAGCGGCAAGATCGTCGTCGACCTGTTCGCCCGCGGCGGCGGTGCCAGCACCGGCATCGAGCAGGCCCTCGGCCGCCCGGTGGACGTGGCAATCAACCACGATGCCGATGCCGATGCCGATGCCGATGCCGTGAGCATGCACACCCTGAACCACCCACGTCTACGAGGTCTGCCCGCATGAGGCCACCGGCGGACGCCCGGTCGGCCTGCTGGCCGATGTGCTCAGAGTCTTTTCTTGAAGTGGTGCCATTTCCTCTCGCCGCTCATGATCCAGTGGGGCATGGCTGTCCCGGTTCCGGCAACCTCCAGCTTCGGGTGATGGCTTATGACCTGCTCCAGCACCGATTCCTGGGCCGGTTCCACATCCACGAAGAACACATGCTTGCCTTGACGCAGCTTGTCCTGCAGGGGACGGAAGTAGCTGTTGGTCTTCTGAAAGCCGAAGAAGCCGCCCTCCCAGATACTGAAGCCGAACAGCACCAGGGCCAGGAAGACGAAGGGCACCCAGCCGAAGGAGGTTTTCGTCCAGCCGCTGAAGTAGGCGCCGACCAGCACCAGGACAGCTAGTACCAGGCCGATGTAGAGGCCCCGCGTGCCGGCGTTGACCACATCGGTCTTCATCATTGAGGGCACGCTGTGCAGACGACGCCGTTCGAGTTCGGCATCCTTTTCGCTCAGCACATGGATCTGCTCGGTATCGATGCCGCTGGCTTCCAGCTCCTGCTCGACCCGTTCCAGATCATCCAGGTCGTCGCTGACGTAGTAGTGCCGGTTCATGTTCACCTCCCGCTGCAGAGCAGAAAAGTCTCGGCGAATAGTCGACTTATGGCCCGCGGCAGAAGAGTCGGGGGATCGACTTCCTTTTTAAGTCTAGCATCGGGACTTTTCCGGGTTGCCGGTTGGCGCCGGGCGCGCCCTGCTGGCCAAGGAGCAACGCGGCGACTTCGAGAGCGAGACGTTCTGCATCTCGCCGACGCTACAAGGCCATCGGCAACAGCAAAGCAGTCCCAGTCGTGCGCTGGATCGGCCGGCGTATTGCCCAGCGCTTGGACGATCTGCGGAGGACGGCATGATCGCCCGCCCCGCCCCCCCTAACTGGCACTGGCAGCAGCTCGGCTACGTGATCGAGCGAGGCCAAGGCTGACCTGAACCAATCGCCAACAGCCTGCCCATCCCCGGGCGGGTAAGGAATCCCTATGCCCACAGAAAACCAATCCCACCCTCCCCTCATCAGCTCCCAGCGTCACCTGGACCCAGAGACAGTCCGGCGCAAAGCACAGAACTTCAAGGTGTTCGTTGTCCGAACGGTGGAGCTTGAGCTGCGCGGCCGGCGGTACCGGATGCTGATCGATGGCCACCACAACCTTTCCGCGGCACGGCTGGTCGGCGCCGAGCCCACTTGGCGAGGCCCAGCCCCCAAATTCGAGCGCCTCATGCGACGCATGCCGCCTGCTGAGTTCGCTCGCTTCATGATCAACAACTTGACCGACAGCGACTGGTACTTCGTCGAGACGGGTGAAGTCGTGCCGGAACTGCTGTCGCGCGCCTGAAAGAGAGGAACCCTCAATGAGCAGACCCACCTACTGCCGCACTGACAACCTGCTACCCGAGGAATGCCAATGCTTCCGGTGCAGAGACGACCACGACGATGAGCCTGAAGAGGTTCTGGAGGACATGGCGTGGAGTGCAGTTGCGGAGGACTGATGAAGTCGGCCAGGGCCGAGCGCTCGAAGAATTCCGCCATTCTCGAGTATCAGGAGTGCTCATCCTGCAGCCGCTGCCACTTCGACGCCCTGCGGGTAGCTGGGCGGATCGTCGCAACCGGCGCCGAGGCGCAACGGGCATTCAACGCGCTGGATGCCGGGCAGCCTTGCCCGCCGAGCGCACCGGAGCCGGCGAAGGCAGAGCCGGCCGCCGAGCGCTGGATACCTGCATCCGAGCTGCCGCCGCGGGATGCGCTGATCCGCGTCGAATACCTGAGAGGCGGCTACTACATCGCCCATGGCAGATTTTTCGACTCGGTATGGGATCTGATCGCCCGCTGGCAGCCGCACGACAACAGCGAGGCGCTGCGGAAAGCTGCCATACCGAGATATCCGCCGGGGCTCTCGACGCCGGACTGGCTGTTGCCGACGGCGGATCTCGCCACCAGGCCACCACTTCCCAAGATTCCCGAACCTTCCCTGCCGCCAGTCGGCGCCAATTTCAGCTTCGCATTCTGATCCATACCCAAGGAGCAACCCATGACCCACGAAACGACCCCGCCAGTGCAGAGCCTGCACGACGAAATCATGCGCCTGCCGTGCACCCCGCCGAGGGACGCCAACGTCAACCAGATGCTCGCCTACAAGTCAGGCCACCGCGACGCCCGCCACGCTGCCGCTGAGCTTGCGGCAGGGCATGAGGCTGACGCCCGCCGGGGCGACCCGGTGGCCATGCCGGATAGGTGGGCGCTGGTCCCGAAGAAGCTCACGCCAGCGATGATCGAAGCGGCATTGGCTGCCCACTACGGAGCGCGCCGCCTGCGTCAGGCGGGAGGTCCGGGCGGCGTCGATATGACCGTCAACGGCGTCAATTACAGCGGTACACAGGCCATGAAACGCATGTGGGCGGGAGCACTCTCCGCCGCGCCGACCCTGCCCGCAGGTGCATGGGAATCCCCATCGACCCCGCCAGCGCCGCCAGCGCTGCGCAACCGCCACGGGATCGATGCCGCTTACTTCGACAAGAAGCTGACCTTACTCGTGCGAGACTTCGACAGCTTCACGCCTGATGAGCTGGCCAGGTCGCTGGCAAGGCTCGCTAAAGTGGCCGATGCGGATGTGCTGAATGAGGCTGAATTTGTGACGATTCATCCGCAGGAAGGCATGGAGATCGAAGACGATGGCTGGTGGAACAGCGATCACGACATCTACACATGGCCTATCAGAATTGACGAGTGGGGTGCTCGTATCGAGTGCCATGGACTAAATCCCGACGATGCTAAGGCGCTTGCTCAGCGTGTGATCGCTCGTTCCGCTCCGACCCCGCCAATGCAGCAGGTCGAACAACTGGCGTCACATGAACTGCTCCCCGACGAAATCCACCAAATGGCTTTCGAGGAAGGACGGCCAGCAGAAAACGGGGACGGCTATCAGTTCACTGCGGAGGAGTTCGATCTTTTTGTTGATCGTCTGCTGGCCAGGGCCGCATCGTCAGCGCAGCAGCCAGTGGCCCTACGATTCCCCACCACGCTCCGCAAGATGTGGTCGGGCGGTGATGTGCAGGCCTGGCTCGATCAGCAAGGGCCGCTCTACGCAGCCCCGCCAGCGCAGCAGAGCCAGTGGGTTCCGGTAAGTGAACGGTTGCCCGAGTTGGATACACCAGTGTTGTTAATCAAATTCGGGGACCGTGGTTTTATCGGGGAAAGGAACAGCTCAACCGATGGATGGTCATGGGCAGAATGCGATGGCATCCGCTTTCGTCAAGGTGAGGGGTGGGTAACACATAGGTCATTCTTCGATGACCTGGAGCCTACGCACTGGATGCCGCTGCCAGCCGCCCCCGGCGACACCGCAGCGCCGGAGCAGGCCGAGCAGCCGTCCGGCACGACAAGCGACAAGTACCGCGCCGAACTCTATGACGAGGTGTGGCAGAAGGCCCGCGACATGGGCTACGGGAACGTCACCGAGGCCCTGGTGGAGCTGGAGCGGATCAAGGAGCAGGCCGAGCAGCAGGACGTGGTAATGGTTCCGAGGGGGTCGCTGGAAAAGTTGCGCGAGTCCATCAGGAACTTTTACCGCGTCCCTGATTCCTTGCGGGATACGCCTGAAGGATCTGATGCGTTGCATCGAGCGATTGAGTCAGCGCAATCGCTGCTCGGGAGTGACGCATGAGCGTAGAAGAACGAAACCGCGAATATGCCGAGCGGGCTGCGCGGGACGCACGCCGAAAGCAGGAGCTTGCGTTCCTTGGCCTGACCACCCGCGAGTATCACGCAGTAATGCAGGCCGGCGTGAACGGCGTTGCTGACTTCTCGATGAAGTCTGTGCTTGACCTGCTGAAGGTCCAGCAGGTCGGAAAAATCACCGTGCAGGGGATCTGCAAGAAGCTGGAGGTAAACGGCATTCGATTGAGCGGCCCGTACTTCCACGAACTGCCGGAAAAGCAGACCCCTGAACAGCGGTGCCGCGCAATGGATCGCGAGGTCGAGGCACTGCACGCCGAGGTTGAGCGGCTGCGGAAGGATGCGGAGCTTGAGAGGGTAATGCAGCGAGCAGCAGTGGAATTGCCAGATGGATGGGAAATCCGCATCTGTGTTGAGCGAGGAGCAGGATGGGTTGATCTTTTTAACCCAGAGGGCGACGAGATTGCCGACACTTGGTCTGGCCAGGAAACCCTTTCAGATGAGGTTTCTGAGGCCGTCGACACCGCCAAGGAGGCCAGCCGATGAACGACCGCGAGCTGTTGGAACTGGCGGCGAAGGCAGCCGGCCTTCGTGTTGTAGACCGCTCTGCACCTATCTCGCTGCGCGTCGAGAGTGACGGGTGCAAGTCTGGGGTTCACTGGAACCCGCTCACCGACGACGGCGATGCGCTGCGGCTGGCGGTTGACCTCAACCTGTCCATCAAGGCCTTCGAGGACGGATGCGATATCTGCGACTCGGAAAGCGGCGAGGAGATTGAAACGGCACACCTTGAGCCGAATGGCTGCCATTACTCGATGATTCGTCGCGCCATCGTCCGCGCCGCCGCCGAGATAGGGAGGAACATGCAATGAACTTCCAACCAAAGGGCGGCATGTGCGCCACCTGCTGCCACGCCCTGCGCGACTGCAGCGCCCTGCCCTTCGCATCCATGCCGGTCCTGGCACGCGACGGCCAGACCGTCATCGTTCGCTGCACTGAATTCCAGCGGCGCAAGTAACCCATACCACACCACACAACCATCGCTGCCCACGGGCGGCGCGGAGAAGTCATGCCCATGCTCGAGGACATGCCAACCAGCGAAACCCTCGTAGGGAATGAGCTGGAAGTCATCACTGGCTACAAGATGCCGGCCAAGCAACGCACCTGGCTGGACCAGAACGGCTGGAAATACCACCGCAACCGCGCCGGGCATCCGGTTGTCGGGCGAGCCTATGCCCGCCTGAAGATGGCCGGTATTACCCCAACCAAGGGTACAGCCAAAGAAACCTGGTCGATGGATCTGTCGAAGGTGAGTTGATGCGCCCGAAATCCCCCGATAACCGAGACCTCCCTCCACGAATGATCCGGCGCATCCGCACCATGAAAAATGGAAAGCAGTGGGTGGGCTATTACTACAACGGCGTGGATGCCATGGGGAAACGCATGGAAATCCCTCTTGGTACCGACCTGGACGAGGCCAAGCGCAAGTGGGCCGAGCTGGACTGCAAGCCCTTGCCGCGCGCTGCGAACCTGATGGGCGCCATTTTTGACCGCTATGAGCGCGAAATCATCCCCACCAAGGCGCCTAGGACGCAGCGCGACAACCTGGCTGAGCTGAAGCAGCTGCGCCCAGTGTTTGAATATGCCCCAATCGACGCCATTACCCCGCACGTCATTGCTCAGTACCGCGACAAGCGATCAGCCAAGACCCGGGCGAACCGCGAGATTGCCCTGCTCTCGCACATCTTCAACATCGCACGCGAGTGGGGGCTTACCGAGAAGGAGAACCCAGCAGCTGGCGTGCGCAGGAACAAGGAGAAACCGCGCGACTACTATGCCGCCCAGGACGTATGGGACGCGGTATACGGGAAAGCAGCGCCCGAATTACGCGATGCGATGGATCTGGCTTACCTGACCGGCCAACGCCCTGCAGACGTGCTGGCCATGAAGCGCAGCGCAATTGCCGGTGACTTCCTGCTGGTAGGCCAGAGCAAGACAGCCAAGAAGTTGCGCATCCGACTCGTCATCGATGGCAAGAAGACCGGCCTTGGCCAGTTCATCGATGGCCTGCTCGAGCGCCACCAACCCCACCTGACGCCCTTTCTGATCGCTACCGAGAACGGAATGCGGGTGTCCAGCCAGATGCTCAGAGTTCGCTGGGATGATGCAAGAGCCAGAGCGGCAACCGAAGCAGCCGAGAACGGAAATGGCGATCTAGATCAGCGCATCCGGCAGTTTCAGTTCAGAGACATCCGGCCGAAAGCAGCCAGCGAAATTGACGATTTGAGCGCTGCCAGTCGCCTGCTTGGCCATAGCAGTGAACAGCTGACGGACACTGTTTATCGACGAGTTGGTGAGGTAGTTGATCCCACCCGATAG